TGCACTCGCTGAAACGCCGCCGGGTCAATTATAACAAGCGATCTGCGTCCTGGAAATTTATTTGACAGTAAAGGTTTTAATTTCTCTCGCACAAATCTCAGAGCCCCCATCCCATCAGATACTATAGCATCATAAATTACTAATCTACCATCGTACCCTTGCTGCCCTATAACTGCAGCTGGGGTTAATCCCGCATCTATACCTATTAACAGGGGAGCATCATTAAGCATCGGTGTTATCTCGTGTTTCCCTACATGGTTCGGTCTGTCAAACGCACGAAACACTGGCTGTCCAGATAACGACTTACCAAATTTAGCATGGATGTACACATCGATCCAGTCTTCAGTTTTACCCGTAGCTAAATTACTATAATAATCATCTGGTAAATATTGTGTCCAGTCTGCTTCCGGGTCTAACCCCGAAGGCTGTATTGTCACATGACAGTTCTCTGGTGGTTTCGTGAGGATATCTTCCCAAAATGTATCCTGGTCTGGTGGGTTAGTCATCCCCCACAGATGAGCGTTTGAATCACCCTCATCCGTCTTACACCCAACAACGTTCATCATTTTATCTGGGTAACGTCCTAGACGCCCTTGTGCAGCGTTAAAAATGTCAGGGTGAATTTCTCTAAACTCGTCGAAGATGAAGAAGCTAGCCTGAAGAGATAATAGACGCCGGACGTCGTTTGCATCATCAAGTCCCCTGAATAACACCTCGCACTCTATATCACCAACTTCTATTACAAATTTGTATTCTGTCTTCAAAAATGAACCCATCACGTCAACTGGTATCCACTTCATGAAGTCTGGTATAGATGTATCACGGAGCTGCTCTCGAGTATTACGCACCCATATCGCACGGGATCGGCGTATACCGTCTGCACACGGGGCCATCATCGCAGCGTGATGTAAAATTTTCATTATCCCCGCCGTCGTTTTAGTGGATCCTACGGGGCCAACGGCCAACGAAATAAATTTATTTGAATAAAAGAAATCATCTAAAGAAGCAATAACCTCGAAATTTATCTCATGTGCTGGTGCCGCTACTGCTGTACTCATGCTTCGATTGCCGCCGTACCTTCTATAATTACTTCTTCTTTGTCCTTAGCTCTGGTTATGTTGATAACTACTTGCGGGCCCCCATCGACGCCGACGACTGCTTTCCCATCTGGTTCTAGTTTACCCATCTTGTTCAGCATTTTTTGAAATTCTAAACGCGTAGCAGGGTTGATAGTCGGGTTCTGCATGTGGCGAAATAAATTATCTAAATTAACTGCGCCCATAAGGCGTGCAAGTGTCTCCATCTTGGCGGGATCGTCTTCGATCATCTGTAATTGACCTCGAGATAATATTGAGGTGTGGGTGAAATCTGGATCGGTAAGTTTATCTACTTGGTTGCTCATAGAGTGAAGTGTACCCGCAAGCACAGGTATTTGTCAATAATTAAGTTATTTTAACAGGGTGGAATTTTTTGTGAATTTTTATATGTTTCAAAATGAACAGTATCTAAAAAATAGAGGTTGCGATGAACGGAACACCTAAGTATGGGTGGTCATAGTCCCTCTCGTCGTTCCCTACCCCCTACCGTCGGACGGGCTACCTATAGTGAGAGGGTTAAGTCCATAAGGACTTACTCAGACTCTCATTATTAAACTAGTACCCCGTGTACTTTATTTACAGGAGATACAAATATGAAAGCATCTGACTTTCTTTCATTGCATAACCAAGCGTTAGAGCAAGATGGCAACGAACTAGCATTGAATAAAATCATTGCTGGTATTATTCGTAGCAAGGTAGATAGCATAGCCTATCTTAAATGGGTAACAGTCCATGCACATAGCAAGGATAATGCTCAAAGTGTTAAAGCGATACAGAACAAAACTAATAAGTCAACTACACAGCGTATGGTATTTGATATCGACGCTAAAACGCCGTTGACTCAAAAGGTTCGTTTGGTTCGTGCTAATAAGCCAATGGTGGCAAAGGGATTATTTACTCAATCCGAGTTAGATACTACCCCTAAACCTTACAAGTTTATTACATCTGATGTAGTGGTTAAGGAATACACCTTTGCTGAAAGATTGCAAAAACTTGTAGACTCTTATCAGTTGACAAAGGTACAAGTTGTCAAGCAAGTTGATAAGATTGACTTTGCCTAAAAAGTACACCGTGTACTTTTTCACTAACCCCGATTTAGGTCGGGGTTTTCGTGTGTCTGATACCCAATTTAGTACACCGAGTACTTTTACACCAACGCCCTTTAGTGGGTTATTTTTGTGTCTGATACTCAAAGTGCAGACGGCACGACTCATAGGCATATGCAAGGCAATAAGACAGCGATTAAGACAAAACTCGAGGATTTACCAAACTTTGTCTTATTACAAAATGCTTTAGTAGATAGGGTTGCGAGTACCTATTAAGACAATAAGACAATAAGACATAATAAATAAATGTATAGAGAGAGTAAGATTACTAATACTAATGATAACGAAAAAGCACTCTTCTTCGCTCTCAACTTCGTCTCTCTTTTTTTCGTTGTCTTATTGTCTTATTACAACGTAAGTCGTTGTTATTTAAATATTAAGACGTTTCTACTTTGTCTTATTACAACGACTTATTACCGTGCCACGACTCATAAGTATATGGAGGTAAACTACATATGAACAATATAACAACACATAAAGTACACGAGGTACTTTTATCCATAGCAGTATCAATCCTACTCTTTGTCTTATTAGGGTGGATAATGCTTAACCTATTAACTGGTTGTGGAGATAACTACCACACCGCCGATGGGCAACTCATAGCGGGTGAGTGCATCGGAATGCCTTGGGTTACGAACCAAGGTGGAGAAATTATTAGTACGCGGGGTACTAGTAACCAACAAGGGTGGGCAATTCCGCTCACCCTAACAAAGGAGGGCAATTATGCCATCAATTAACCAAGTCGTAGACGTAGCGACTTCAATACTACGTAAATCACCAACAGCAGTACCGTTCTTTAAGGGCAAACCAGGAATGGGGAAGTCTGATGCTTGTATAGAGGTAGGACGTAATCTAGGCTTAGAGGACGATAGGATACTGGTCGTGCATGTTAACAACCATGATGTCGTAGACTTTACTGGTGTTCCATCAGTAACTGACGGACAAACACGATTCAACCCAACCGAGATGTTCTATAAGTTTAGAGAGGGAACTGGCGCAGGACTCATAGTTTTAGAGGAACTGCCACAGTCATCACTACACCATCAGACGTGGGCGGCGGGATTTATCTTAGAGCGTTGCACACCTAACTTCAAACTGGATAAAGACGTTCGCTTCCTTGTTACTGGTAATCGTGTCGAGGACAGAGCGGGGGCGAAACAACTGCTTACACACTTATCCAATAGAATGTATGAGTTTGAGATGGAAACATCACTCGACGACTGGTGCGCGTGGGCAATGGAGCATGATGTCGACCCGTTAGGGATTGCATTTCTGCGACTACGACCACAACTGCTCAATGACTTTGATGCGAACCGTTCAGTTAATCCAACTCAACGAGCATGGACTCAACTGTTTACTGAAGTGCCAAGGGAACTACCGACAGACTTATACATGTATGCCTGTGAGGGTAAAGTCGGTGAGGGAGCCGCGGCTGAGTGGGTTGCGGCGAGAGACTTAATGGGGAAAATGCCGAGCGTTGATTCAATTAGGCTATCACCCAACAAGATAGAAGTACCCGAAGAACCAGCCGTTAAGTACGCGGTAGCGACGGCGTTGAGTATGACAACTGAGCCCGAGGCGTTTGAGCGAGATATGATATACATTGCTCGTATGCCGAAAGAGTTTCAGATGGTGTATGTAACCGACGCCCTGAGACTTCACCCGAAACTGCAACAGACGAAAGAGTTTATCGACTGGGCAGTTGCTAACAAAGACATCTTTATGGGAGGTAACTAATATGTCCGTAAGGTTTGCGAAACGACTTGTCGATAAGACAGGTCAAAAGTTTGGTAGGTTAACTGCCAACTCATACGACTACGATAGCAGAATGTGGGAATGTACTTGTGAGTGTGGAAACCACAAAAGCGTTTCTGCTCAAAACTTAAGCAACGGCAGGACTATTTCTTGTGGTTGTTTAAGAAGTGAGTTTCGTAGAGAGCGTATGAAACAAATGTGGAAAGATGGAATTTTAAAACCAAAACAAAGGAGAAACTAATATGAGTAAACATTTAATTAAAGAACTGGACAGAGAGGTAGACTCTCTGCGAAGTGCGTTAGGGGTGCAAGTTGGTATTCACAATCGAGTCATTGATTGGCTAGAGAGTGAAATAGAACACAACGAGTCTATAAGCACTCTTCTTCGCCTTACTACTGGTGATGAAGTACTAACTGATGGCACACAGGATATTCATGCAGGTCGTTATGAGTGTGCAACATCTTTACTTAGACAAATTGAAAAATGGGAGGTAGAAAAATGAATATGAATTCATTGATAAACATAGCGATAGGTGTCGCTTTTGGAGTGATGGCGTTATACGCTTACACAATTATAAC